GACCTGCACCCCACGATGAAGCCGATCAACCTCCTCGCCAAAATGATCTCAAACAGCAGTAAACGCGATGACTTGGTCGTGGATCCGTTCGCAGGATCGGGGAGCACACTGATCGCCGCCGAACAACTTCACAGACGCGCTGCGATCATGGAGATGGATCCCGTCTACGCCGATCGGCTTATCTTGAGATGGGAGCAGCACACAGGCAGAAAGGCTGAACGCGATGGCTAACATGGGACGCCCGCCGGTGCCGATCGAGAGAAAACGGATGCTCGGCAACCCCGGTAAGAGAGCACTGCCGAAGCTAGAGGACACGATCGGCCTGGAGCAGGCCACGGAGATCCCCGAACCCCCCCGGCAGCTTTTCGAGTATGGGCAGCAGCTGTGGGATAGAGCCTTTCAGCTTGGCAGCCGATGGGTGAGTCCGGTGGCAGATGTGGAACTTCTTCTGATGGTTTGCGAACAGGTAGATGAGCGGGTCCGTTTACGAGCAAGTGTCTGGAACAACAACAGAGCCGATGAGCGCCGAGCGCTCCGAGAGATTGAACGGCAGATCGTGGTGAACCTTAGCCTCCTTGGATTTACCCCCACCGATCGCAGCCGCCTCGGTTTGGCCGAGATCAAAGCAAAAAGCAAAGCCGAGGAACTGATCGCTCGACGAAGCCAGAGGTAACCATGAAAGAACTCCAGACGGAGGGCATACCTCAACCCCGATGGATTACACCCGTCCCGGTCGAAGCGATCGAACAAGGCGAGGGTCAAGACGTGATCGAGTTCGCTGAAACTTACGGCATGATCACAAAAGACAGCGTGGCCGGCCAGGTTGGGCAGACCCTCGTGCTGCGCGATTGGCAGAAAGCCCTCATCCACCACCTCTTTGCTCACGACGAGCACGGCAATCTGAGACACAGGACACAGCTCGTGGGCACCCCGAGAAAGAATGGTAAATCAAGCCTAGGATCCGTGCTGGCACTTTATTCGCTGATCGCAGGGCCACAGGGTGGTGAGGTATACAGCGTCGCCGCAGAAAAAGAGCAAGCAAGGATCGTCTTCAAAGACGCCCGCCGCCAGATCGAATCAGCCCCCGATCTGATGGAGCTGTGCAACATCTACCGCGACGCGATCGAGATCCCCACCACCGGCAGCATTTACAGAGTGCTCAGCGCCGAGGCCTACTCAAAAGAGGGACTGAACGCGACGGCCGTGATCGCAGACGAAGTCCATGCCATGCCCCGAGAACTCTGGGAAGTCATGAGCTTATCGATGGGTGCCAGACGATCGGCAACCATGATCGGGATCACGACCGCCGGCCAAAAAACAGATCAGAGCGGCCGAGACAGTCTCTGCTACGAGCTGTACCAGTACGGCCAAAAGATCGCCCGAGGCGAGATCACAGACGACGACAGCTTCTTCATGGCTTGGTGGGAGTCGGAGGGGGATCATAAAGACCCAAAAACGTGGCGTGAAGCAAACCCAGGGTACGACGACCTGAACACGCCGGCAGACTTCGANAGCGCAGTACGGAGAACCCCGGAGGCATCGTTTCGNACAAAGCGCTGCAACCAATGGGTNTCTTCACAGATCGCGTGGCTTCCTACAGGAGCGTGGGAGGCTTGTGAATCGCAGTTCGAGATCAGCGACGATGACGAAATCATTCTGGGGTTCGACGGCAGCTTCTCGGGGGACGCGTCGGCAATCGTAGGATCCGTGATCCCAAAAAGCGAGGACGACCCGGTGAAAGTTTTCATGGTGAAGGCATGGGAGAAAGACCTCACGATCCACGACGACGACTGGCGGGTCGACATTGCCGATGTGGAACAAACGGTGCTCGACTTCTGTGCCCGCTACAAAGTGCGGGAAGTTGCCTGCGACCCGTTCCGTTGGCAACGGAGCATGCAGGTCCTCGAGGAAAAAGGCGTGCCAGTGACAGAGTTCCCGTCTACCAGCCCAAAAAGAATGGTCCAAGCCTGCGCCGTGGTCTACGACATGGTGGTCGAGCAGAGGATCCAGCACGACGGAGATCCGGTGATCGCGCGACACATCGCGAACGCGGTCACAAAAGTAGACAACTTAGGGCCTAGGATTGTAAAAGACGCCCGCAATTCACCTAGAAAGATCGATGCGTCGGTGGCCATGATCATAAGCGCATCACGGGCAGCGGGTACAATTGAGCAAGAGGTAGTCCCGCAATTCTTCGGATAAGGATGACAATGGCAGCCGTACTCCAGATCACGGGATTAACAGCGATCACCGTGGGAGCCCTTCTCGTCTCCGTGCCTTTAGGCGTCATCCTCGGCGGCGTTTTCCTTACCGCAGTTGGATATAGCCTGGGACGCTCATGATTCTGAACAACATCTTCGATCGCAGGGCGATCAATTACCAGACCATCTTCGAGGCCGGCGATGACATCGTGTTCGGCACGGAGGCTGGCACAAACATCAACGACGACACGGCATTCCAGATCAACGCAATCTTCTCTGCCGTTTCCCTCATCTCGGACACGATCAGCACGCTCCCACTGGACGCCTTTATCCGCAGAGACGGAGCCCGCTACCCGTTCCGGCCACGACCCGAATGGGTTCTGCAGCCCTCGGTCGGCATGCCACGGGAAGCCTTCTACGGCCAGATCATTACAAGCATGCTCCTCGACGGGAACGCATTCATTCGAGTGTTCTCAAACCGGCAAGGCCGGATCATCAACCTGGTGGTTCTGAACCCGAAAACCGTGGAGATCAACCGGAGCAACAGCGGCCTCCTCACCTTCACGATCGAGGGAGAGAACAAACCCCTCACCTCCGAAGAGGTCATCTTCATCCCAGACGTCATGCGGCCCGGAGCGAAACGCGGGATCAGCCGAGTAGAAACACTCAAGACCGACTTCGGCCTCGCCCTAGCCCTTCAAAAATATGCGGCTATGTTCTTTGGACAAGGCACAAACCTGAACGGGGTGATCGAGTTCCCCGGCAACCTCTCGGCAGAGCAGGCCACTTCCTTATCCGAAAACTTCGACTCTCGCCATCGAGGGTGGAAGCGCAGCCACAAGACCGGAGTCCTGACCGGCGGGGCAACCTTCAAACCAACACAGGTAGATCCTGAAAAGTCCACCCTTGTGGAGAGCCGCAATCAGAGCATCGCAGACGTGGCCCGAGCATTCAAGATCCCACCCCATATGCTGGGCCTCGAGATCGGCATGAGTTACAACTCAGTCGAGCAGACAAACCTCCACTGGATCACGACCTGCCTGCGCCCCACGGCCACAAAAATCGAGACGGCCCTGAGCCCGCTCCTTTCACGAGTGCCCGGAGGCGACACGGCCTTCTTGCGCTTCAACATGAGCGGCCTGATCCGTGCAGACATTGAGAGTCGCACCTCCGCGTATAGCAAAATGCTGCAAGCCGGAGCGATGACCGTCAACGAAGTGCGAACCCTCGAGGACATGCGACCGGCAGAGGATCCCGCAGCGAACGCGCCCCGCGTCCCCTTGGCAAACGTCAACATTGAGGACTCCGGTGTCAAGGCGCAGATGGAGCGCGTCAAGATGGCACAAGCCCTGGTTTATTCCGGCTACGATCCAGCAGGCGTTCTCGAAGCCCTCGGACTGCCAGCGATCGCACACACCGGCCTGCCCTCAACACAGCTCCAGCCGATCAGTCAGATCGACCCTGAAGATCCCGAAAGTCTCTACGAGGTCCAATAATGCCAGTGCAATCAAGCGTCTACACATTAGGCGGGACGGTTGCCACAAGAGTGGTGACACCCGACAACATGCCACAGCAGGTGATCCTGCACAACATGACCAAGTCGTCAAACGAATACATTCACATCGGCGGATCAGATGTGACCACAGCGAACTCGATCCACCTCGATCCCGGCCAGACCATCGACATGGTTCTGGGACCACTAGACGACTTGTGGGCCGTCAGCGATCCCAGCGGCCTCGAGCTGGGCGTTCTGACGATTCAAAAACTGGACTAGGAAAATGCCGTACTTCATCACAGACCGCGCACCGGAGTGCCCCGCGTGGGCAGTCGTGAAAGACGATGGTGAAGTTTTGGCATGCCACGACACAGAGGAAAGCGCTCAAGCGCAGATGGTCGCCGTCAGCTTGGCCGAGGACGTGGATCCCGGTGGAACATACGAGGGAGACTTCAGAGCGATCCGTGAGCTGCCCGAAAACTACAGGCCAGCGCTTGCCGATGATGTACCCGAGGGAAGAGCATGCGGCAACTGCGTATTCTTCAACGAGGACCGCGTCAACGAGGCCGGCGACAAAGCGTGGTGCAACCGCTGGGACGACTTCGTCGACGGAGGTCACTACTGCAACGCATGGCAAGGCGAAAATCGTGCAGCACCTGACGAGCTGGAGGTTGGTGATTTCGTCGAATGGGACTCAAGCGGCGGGACGGCCAGGGGCAGGATCACTCGCATAGTTCGCGATGGCCAGATCAACGTGCCAGACAGCGACTTCACGATCAACGGGGACGAGGACGATCCCGCAGCGCTGATCCGGGTTTACCGAGAAAACAGCGACGAAGAATGGGAAGCGACAGACACACTCGTCGGCCACCGGTTCTCCACCCTGACGAAGATTGAACCGCTGACACGATCACAAAGAGATGTCAACCTTGAGCCGCCGGCATACATGAGAGCCGCAGCGAGGCAAGGGTTAACGTATTACGAAAACGGCCTCGCAGGGGATGGCGTCGTGGAGCGCACGATCCGTGAAGCCAGAGCGATGGCTAGAGGCTCGGTCAGCGCCGATAAATGGGTCAGATTACGCGCCTGGATTTCTCGACACTTGGTCGATCTCGACGCCCCGGCCGCGAACCCCCAAAACGATGACTACCCGAGCCCCGGAGTTGTGGCACACCTTCTGTGGGGATCAGGGCCGTCGAAGCGCGCCGCGCAGCGCGCACTAGCATACGCGGATGGCGTGGTTGCTAGACTGGAAGAAGAGAATCAAGCACGATCGACAGCGAGAGGCGAGGCATTGAGCAAACTCGAAACACGACACATCCCGGCAGAGCTGGAGGTTCGTGAAACAGAGACAGGGATGACCTTCAGTGGTTACGCCGCAGTCTGGGACGCCCCCTCCGCCCCGCTGCCATTCACGGAGCGCATCCAGCGGGGAGCGTTTAGCCGTTCGATCCGCAGCCGAAACGACATCAAGATGCTCTGGAATCACGACAGCGGTGAGATCCTTGGCAGCACTCGAGGCGGCACACTTTCCCTCACGGAGGACGAGCGAGGCCTTCTGGTTTCCGCAGAGCTACCAAACACGAGCCGAGGCCGTGATGTGGCCGAGCTTCTACGCAGAAACGATGTGGACAGCATGAGCTTCGGTTTCACAGTCCCGAAGGGCGGCGACCAGTGGTCCGACGACGGGGCAGAGCGCACCCTCAAGTCCGTGCGCTTGCTCGAGGTTTCCGTAGTGCCATGGCCCGCATACGAGGCCACCGCGGGGACAACTTCGGTGAGAGGCTTGGACCGGTTGGCAAAGCGTGCGTCGATCGACCCTGACGCCCTCGCAAACGCGATCCTCAAGATCGAGACAGAGCAGGATCTGGACACAGACGAGCGAGAGCTACTGCAGAAAGCGATCAACGAGCTGTCACCGGAGCAGATCACAGAAGAGCCGCAAGCCGATCAGGGCCTGCTGGCGTTGAAGAAAAAGAAACTCGAACTTCTAGAAAAGGGACTCTAATGGCAACACAAGCGCAGATCCGTGCTGCGATCATGAAAGTAGCGGGCAACCCGGAGACGGGAGCCATCAAAGAACTCGCAGATGAGATCGCCCGCGCAATCGTCGCTCTCGATGAAGAGCCGGCGAAAGAGACCCGCGTCCTAAAAGCGCAAGAAAAGCGCTGACGGGTCCGCCCCGCCACTAGCCACCCCTTCGCGTGGCGGGGTTTCTCTTGCGGCAAAGCAAAACCCCCC